AGGAGCTGCGGGAGCTGACTCTACAGTAACTGGACCTACTGGGTACACTGGATGGACTGGAGATCAAGGAGCTGCGGGAGCTGACTCTACAGTAACTGGGCCTACTGGGCCTACTGGGTACACTGGATGGACTGGAGATCAAGGAGCTGCGGGAGCTGACTCTACAGTAACTGGACCTACTGGGTACACTGGGTACACTGGGTACACAGGGTACACCGGTCCAAATAACCGAGATGTGGAAGCACTGACTGATGAATCAACAATCGCAATAGATGCTTCGACAGGAAATATTTTTACAGTTACACTAGGTGGGAACCGGACATTGGGTAATCCGACAGGCTCTCCGGTTGATGGGCAACTAATGGAACTTCGAGCAAGGCAAGATGGTACAGGGAGTAGAACATTGGGTTATGATTCTCAGTACCGATTCAGTGCAGACTTACCTTCCCCTACACTTACTACAGATGCAAACAAAACAGACTACCTTCTTTTTCAAAGACATCATTCTGATTCAAAGTGGGACTTAATAGGAATTAATAAAGGATTCTAATATTAGCAGTATTAGCACAATAATATGGCAACATTTTCCCTTACAGTCACACCTGCGAAAGTAGCGGCTACACTATCTAACTTTCCAGCATACGTTGACCTATCAGAAATGCCAGCATTGTTTTGGAGTACCGTTACTAATGGCGGTGGGGACATTCGTGTATTTTCTGACGCAGGTTTATCTACAGAGCTTGCTCGTGAGGTTGTTACTTGTGCTACCGCTACTGACACTGGAGAGATGCACACTAAAGTGTCGTCACTTACCACGAGTACAGTTATCTATATTACAGTAGACGGAGCTAGTACAGAGCCATCAGCAGGAAGTACATATGGGAGTGAGGCTGTGTGGACTGACTACAATGCTGTATATCATATGGGGGATGCAACTACTTCTAGTGTAAGCGACAGTACAGCCAGTGCCTTTACGGGAACAAAAGCTAGTGCCAACAACCCTATAGAAACTACTAGTGGACAAATTGGAGATGCTCAGGTGTTTACCAGAGATTACATCTCTACCTCTGAACAGGTTGTACCAACCACATCTTTTACTATTTCAACATGGGTAGATGTACCGTCGTCTGCTACTATTTCAAACGGAGAAAACCATACTTTATTTTTACAAGGAGGTGGTGCTGCTGGTGGTGAGCTTGCGTGGTATACGTTTACAAGTTTCGGTGGAGCTACAAACCAACAAAGAGTGTTTGCTGGAAACGGGCAAGTAGCATTAGGAAGTGACTTGCGTGGAGATGGGCAAACGTACTTAACACTAGTATTTACAGGCAGTGCTTATACTTTATATGAAAATGGGGTATCTGTTGACACCAACAGTGGTGTTGCGCTTGGCAGAACTGATTTTTTTATTGGGAGTAACATTTCGGCACGAGAACTGACAGCTACAATTGATGAAACACGTATTAGAAACAGTAATGTAAATGCTAATTGGATAACCACAGAATACAATAACCAGTCAGACGTTGCAGGGTTTTGGACTATTGCAGCAGTTGGTAGCTTCACACCTTCACTTGGAATGTTCGCATTAATCGAAAAAGCATAAAAAATAAAAAAAATATCATGCAAAAATTAAATTTTTCAGTAGTACTTATAGCAAAGAATGAAAGTAAAACTCTCCCTCGACTGATGGAGTCTCTTACTGAATTTAAAACTCGAGGAGGTGAAATTATTCTTCTCGATACAGGATCAAATGATGACACAGCTGACGTTGCCCGGGACCTTGGATGTAATGTCCGGGAAGTTGGTTCAAAATTCACCAGGACAATCGACCAAGATGCAGCTGATAGAATTAACATTGATTACGTTGCTGCCAGAGAAGGTGACATTGTAAAAGCAGGAGATCAACTGTTTGATTATTCTTCAGCACGTAACTTTGCAGCTTCACTTGCGGCTAACGACATGATAGCGATGCCAGACTGTGATGAGGCGTACACAAAATTAGATATAGACAAAATTGAAGAAGAAATATTGGCTGGAGCAACTCAGTTTGAATATAATTTTGTCTACAGTCATGATGCTGAAGGTGGTGATTTGATAAAATTCACACACTCAAAGTTTTACAATCGGAAGTACCTCAAGTGGGTAGGAATCATTCATGAAGTCCTTGCTGAAGAGCGAGCTCCTGATGTAGAAATGTTGAAAGGTAATCGAAAATTCATGGAAGAAAGTGTGATTAAGCTTGAGCACTGGCAAAATACTGATACGAATCGTCAGCACTACCTCAAAGGATTAGCCCTGTCGATAATGGAAGATCCTACTAACGACCGAAACCTACACTACTTTGGCCGGGAGCTTATGTACTCCGGACGGTATAAATCAGCTATCAAGGTACTGCAACAGCACGTAGCTCTCCAGAAATGGCCCGCTGAGCGTTCTCAGTCACAAATTCATATAGGAGAGTGCTATTTGTCTATGGGGAACCCTCAGAAGGCAATACACTCTTTTGTGGATGCCTTCGATACTAACCCAACTCGTCGAGAACCTTTGATGAAAATTGCTGAATATTACTACAGGGTAAAGTCTGCTGACCACGTTCTCTCATACACAGCTGCAGCAATGCAAATTAAAGGAGATAACTTCTATGCAAACTACCAGCCGTACTACGAAAATGTCCCTCATGAAATGATGTACTGGGCACTGTGGGAGAAAGGTGAATACAACGCTTCAAAGCGACACTTCGATCAGTGTTTTGCCTACCTTCCTTTCAAGTCTGAATATTTGAGAGATTTCTCTAAGTATTATGAGGTCCCCAAAATGACACTGATAATTGATGGAACAAGCACTGAAGCTCAAACAAATCAGACGATTGCTTCGATTGAAGGATTGAACTATCCGGCAGCTAAAAAGGAAATTAGTTTTGAAGGGGACCCGGTTGAAAATAGAACCGGCACTTGGACAATTATTCTTCCAGCCGGGACAATTCTTCATCCGGATTCAGTCATGTGTGCCTTCAAGCAAGCAATGGATAACAATAAAATGTTCATGGCTTTTGAAGACAATGAGACATACATGATTAATGAGAAGCTGATAAAAAAAATGAAAGAAGGGGAGATTTTTCCTCAAGTGAAAGCACTGGCTCAAATGATGACCTGTGCTCGAGCGAAAGTTAAAAAATCTTAAACAAATTATTTATTATGGATATATCAACATTACCAGGGTGGGTGGGAGAAGTCGGAGGATGGTTCGTAGGAGCTATCGCCGTCGGTTTTGCCGTGATCCAAGCATACTCATCAAAGTTTTCAGCGACTGAAAAAATAAAAGACCAAGCCTCAAAAGACTTGGTAAAAATTCTTCAAGCGACTGTTGACACTTTGAGAACTGAAATGAAAGAGCTTCAGTTACACCATCTTCAAAATGTTGAAGCTATTGCAAACCTTAAAGGGGAAAATGCTACTCTGGCAAAAATTCTTCAAGGTCGAGATGAAACTTATTTGAAGTTCCAGCAAGATGGTTTCGTGGCCTTTAGAAAAACTGAAGAAAATAACAACGGTATTAAGGAGCTGGTCCAGCTGTTAGACAAACACTTAACAAAGCGTAATTAAAAATTTATGAGTAACTATTCACTTCCAAATTTTAGAGTCGACAAAAAGGATTGGCTCGGAGGAAACAACTCTTATGACCACTTCCCGGAAGGAGGTGCTTTAGCTGCGACTGTTGGTATTAATTCATTTTCAAAACCAGGACTTCTTTCTCAAGCACCAGCACTCGGAGCGGCTGTAACAGGGAGCCTTCCTACTACCGGAGTTATCTCCTGGGGAATCGGTTCCGGGGCATCTGATCCAGCCGTCATCAGTGTCTTTGGAAACGCTAGTAACGATGCTTCGTTCTACAGCGTCAACGAAGCAACCGGAGGGATGACAAAAGTAGGTACCGATGATGCTACTCGAAACTATTCACTTGGGGTAACAGATACTGTCTGGTATGACGGAAGTTTCTATACAACTTCAGATAGTGATATTTGTAAAAACTCAGCTGACCTAGCTACTCGAGATACAACTTTCTGGACCGGGACTAAGAGCCAGTCGGCTCTGACTGTCGGTATCCCCCACCCACTTTTGGTGTACGAATCAATCATGTATATCGCTGATGGCCGGTATCTGCATAAGCTAGATGGTACGACCGTATCAACTCAGGTATGGGATGCTCCACCGGATCATATCATTACTGCTATGGCTGAATACAATGGCCTGATGTACATCGTGGCTGAACCATACAAAAACCTTGCCGGCTCAGTTCATGGACTATCACAAATGTTCTCATGGGATGGGCTTCTTGAGTCATGGTATGAGCAATACTTCCTGGACTACCGAGTCAACTCGATGTATGTGTATCGAAATGCCTTGTACCTCTGGACCAATGACTATGTTGGGCTCTGGACTGGCACCCAAGCTGAGCCGGTATACCCGGTTTCAAACCAGGTATTCAAGTGCCACATTACAGCAACCTCTGACTCAATGTTTTTTGCTGATGGAGGTACGTTGGTTCGATACGGAAAACCATTTATTCCATCTCTCTCTCGAAAGTTTTACAACTACATGAGCTCAGCGGCTCTACCGTTTGCCGGAATACTATCTGCATCCGGAGACAGTTTGATTCTCACTGAGACTCATGCTTCAGCTGCACCAAACTATTTCATCTCAAACATCAATGCCCCAGCCACAACAGGATCACGAACACTCACTTTCAACAGTCGGTACTTCTTCCGGCCAGTCCGGGCTAGGGGAGTGGTGATTAACTGTGAACCTCTTACTTCCGGTCAATCGATCAAGGTTGGATATGTCGATAGTAATGGAGATACAAAGTTTGCTGCTGCGGCCGCTTCCTTCGACGGAGATGTGGCAACTATGGTGGGTCGAACAACTCAGGGTTTTGATGTGCTAAGTACTCCACCAACAAGATCGATGGATCCGGTAATTATTATTGAAGGGAACCCTCACATTCGTAGCGTCGACTTCTTGTACGAAGGTTCCGAATCTAAGCCGGAAGGCAATAGTTAAAATATATGGAAGACAACAAGAAACAAAATGATCTGATGGAGCCTTCAACCGATACGATACCGTATGGGGATCTTGTTGACCTTGTAAATGACTTCCGGGACCAACTGCAATCACTCGACTACCGGGTTACGAATAAAAACTTCGGATCAAAGCTCTACCAAACAAAAGAAACTATCAATTCAAAAGCTCGTTTTGTAGCCGGGGCTGATGAAGATGTTGCTATCTTGGATGCTCAGAATCCTACCTGGAGGCTTTGGGTCGGAGCTAAGGCACCACTTGATGCACCATTCCGGGTAGACAAAGACGGAAATATGGTTGCTTCATCAGTGACGCTCACTGGTTATCTTCAGGTAGGGGAAGCTCTGACTGATGTTGGTACCGGGAATATCACAGCCACTTACCTTGGGTCCAACTCTGTAACGACAGATAAAATTAATGCTAATGCGGTCACTGCTACAAAAATTAGTGTATCTAGTCTTTCAGCCATCTCAGCAAACATCGGTACTATTACAGCCGGTACTATCACCGGTATAACTATTACTGGTGGTACGGTTCAAACTTCGAGCTCTGGACTCAGGACTGTACTTGGAGGTGGAGATGATTCCATTAAGTTTATGAACGGTGGAACTGTATACGCATCAATTACTCCGTTTGTCTTTGCTGGAGGAAACGGTATCCAGTGCGAAACTCTAATCGGAGATGCTTACTGGTACCTCCAAGAAGGAACGACTGATTCAGCCGGTATGGCAATCGGGAATGGGGATGGAATATTTATCGCCACTAACGATATCGACATCGTTGGAGACGCAACCTTCGCTGACGATGTAACCATCAACAGAACCCTTGCAATCACCCTGGGGATGGCGAGTGATCTCGACATGAATAACAACGACATCACGGCGGTTGGCTCAATCACTATGACAGGGAGTATTGCGATGGGTGGGTTTGATATCACCGGGATGGATGATATTACCGGCAACGTTTTCAATGCTGACATCATCCAACTCTCTGGTGGTGGTTACGTTGATAATGCTCGAGCTTTCTACTTCGAAACCGGCCGCACCACGCACGTGGCTGTTTCCGGAGAGATGAGGTATTACGACGGTGGCTCAAAATATTTTGAGTGTTACGTGAATGGTTTCCGAGGATCAATAGATTTAACTGCAACATAATATGGCATTTCAAATTTCAAAATCAAGAGAAGACATCGTACTGGAAAAACAGGTAATTATTTCAGATTCAACAAAACCATTAGTTGAAAGAAAAAAAGCTCACCAAGATGTGATGAATGAAGTTCTCAATCCATCAAAAAATTTCAATCCTGTAACCTTCGACCCGGCCAGTGAAGATCCTGACTACGAAGTGAAGAAGCGCTCCCGGGTAGATCCGGCATCGAGACTTCCTACAATGGGGATGAAACCGAAGCAGTTACTAGAGGGTCAAATGGTCGGTATGTACGAATCAAAGCAAGACCTATACCTGACTATGGCATACTTTATAAATGATCTACTGGACCGCATCGAAGCTTTAGAAAATAAAAAATAACAATCACTTTATGGACACATCAAAATTAGAGGAAAAAGAAATTGAAATCGGCAACCAGTTTGAAAAAATTCAAGCCGAAATCAGAAGCATTGAGTTCCAGGAGAATACCCTGGGCCAGAAAAAGAAGGAGATGAACGTTGAGCTGTTTCGTCTCCAGGGTGAACACCGGCTCATCAAGGATTTATTAGAACCGCCAGCAGCAGAAGAAGAAGGATTCAAGGAAGCTGTCGAGGCAGATAAAGTATAAATATCATGGCAAACGGATCAATAGTCGATTATCTAAAAGAAAGCGGGCAGGACAGCTCCCTCTCTTCACGCGCAAAGCTGGCCACTCAGTACGGTTTTGCTGGTTCCGAACAGGAATATCTAAACCTAGCCGGCCAGGGGAAAAATGCTGACATCAACACCCGGTTGCTAGGGGCTTTGCAGTCAAAAACTCCTGCTCCAAATACACCAGCTGGGGGGTCGAGTGAAGCAGTCAATGCGGCTAAGTACAATAACTCAACCGTTACTTCTTCTCAGATTGAGCAGGGGTCAAATCTTCCTGAACCAACAACCTATGCAAACACTGAAGCTACTACTCCATTTTCCGATCGAGTATCGAGTGTTGCAAAATCAACACTCACATCCAGTCAGCTGGAGATCGATAAGCTCCGGAAGGAACTTCAGGACATGACGACAACGGACAAAGCAGCTGCTCAAAAAAGACAAGATAATGCGGTTGCCGGTATTCAGGATTATGTAGGAAGTACTGATGCTCAAGATGCTCTGGAGGCAAACAATAAGAAATTTAAGGTCGAACAAAATATTAAATTGTATTCTGACATCCAGACAAAACTGGTAGATGCTCAACAGGCGCTTGAGGTCGGACTCATTTATGAAAAAGATCGACCAGCTAGAATGAAATTCATTACTGGAGCAGAGTCTACTTTAATGAAACAAGGGCTTGCTACCATCGGTGCCCTTCAGGGTACTGCGGCAGTAATCAAAGGAAACCTGGATCTTGCCCGGGCGTTTGGTGATTCTACTATTGCTGCCATCAAGCAGGATAATGAACAGAGTTTCAAAGCTCTCACCACACTGTTAGATCTTGCAACAAATGATCTCATCAACCTGGATGCTCGAGAAAAAGAAATCATCGATCAGAGACTCAGTGCTATCGAAAGTGAAAACACCCGAGTCCAAAGTAACAAAGATGACGTGGTAGATTTAATGACTCAATATCCTCGAGCCTTCCTGGCTGGTGGGGTTACGCTACTTGATTCAAAAGAAGAGGCACTTAGAAAGATGCTTCCACAAATGGCAGCTGATGAGACGGCTCTCTTCAATGCGAGTACAGCTACTGGAACCAGTACTGTGTCAGACAAGGATGGTCCATCAGCTGACAAGCAACACATGCTTCAACTCAAAGCAAACGGACTAACCTATGAAGAGGCGGTCGATGCTTTTAGTGACACATTATCCGTCTCTTGGATTCAGGCAGTGTATGGTAAAGGTGGAAGTGACACTTCAAATCAAGACAAGGTGATAGAAAATTATTATGGACAATTCCTTAATCCGGATGGGTCGATGAAAGAAGGTTACAGCGTATTGGTTGACCCTTCAAAGGGAGATCCTTCTGTAACAAAAACTAAAGCTGAAGGAGATTCTAAATGGTGGAATCCTCGCAACTGGTTCTAAAATAAATTATTATGGCAAATCCTCTTAGAGAAGCACTGGCGACAAAATACAGCGGCTCAAGTCCAGGGGTCACTGAAAGTCCTGGCGGGTCATCAAACTCGCTCCGGGAAGCGATGACAAAAAAGTATGGACCAAAAGCAGAACTCAACCCGGTTACAATCGCTGGTTCTGGGAGGGATATATACAATTCCGGACCAAGCGTTACTCCAGCTGACAATCGAACCAATCGTGAAAAATACACTACCAAGTATGCTGAGCCGGTAGCTAACTCTCGAGTTGGAAAAGAACGTGCCGCGGTAGCTGAGGCTATAAAGAAAAAGAGTATCGAAGAAAACGGAAGTATTGCCTCTCCGGAATATTTTGCTACCTCAGTCGATGTCCGATCTCCTGAAGGAAAGTTTCTCAAAACATTTAAGGGGACTGAAAATGGAGAAGCAAAACGACTCGCTACTGAATACGCTATAGAAAAAGAAGGATATATCCAGGTATCGCCGCCAGCTGGTGCTCTTGGTCGAATCTTTACTCGAGCCCAAGAGGCTTTTAGCGGAGCTCTCGACCATTATTCTCAAAAGAATAGTGAACTACTCACTCAAATCGGGGGAATTAAAAGAAATCCTGACGGTGGTCCTAACTATGTAAAGGATGATTCTGTCACTCCTATTTCAAGAACCGCTTCTGGGGTATCAGCTGCCGTTGCCGATATCGGGGTTCTCTTGTCTCCATTGACAGCCGTCTTTACTGCCGCTGAGGAAGTTCCTCAGCCGAATATACCTTTTACTGGTGTTAATTCTGTACAAGGCTTTAATTATATATTTGGAAAGATTGGTGAAGGTGGTGGTTGGGCCGCAGGGAAAGCAGTTGATGCTCTTCCGGTGACTGACAAAACAAAAGATGATATTCGACCAGCAGCTGAAGAACTTTCATCTCTTCTTGCTCAGATTGCAGCCGGTAAGGCAGGAAGTGTTGGTTACAAAAAGACAGCAGCTCTTCGTGAAAGTATTAAAGTTGCGGTCACAAAAGATATTATCGAAACAAATCAGTTGCCTCGGAATGTTTACATCTCTCCGGAGAAGGTAAAATCCATCTTCGTCGATGGAGCGAAGCTATCAGCTGAAGAGTCAGCGATGATCTTGGACCTGGGGTTAGATGGAAAAGGATATCGAAAAGCCGTCAACGATGGAGTCTCTATTGAAATTCCTGCCGAGAAAATCACCACCATCGTGGACAAGCCTTGGTTCGCGAAAGCTAAGGGGATCTTCGGTATAGAACCGACTTCAATTAAAATTGTCGACATAAACGGGAAACCGGTCCAGAGAGCCTCTCAAAAAGAGGTACTGCGACTAGATGAAGGAAAGTCACCAAACTCTACTCCTGTGCCAATTCAGCCGGTTAAAAACGCGCCTGAAGCCTTAATCACTGAATCTATTACCCCTAGTTTATTAGAAAGGGTGAATTCTTTGACCCCAGCCGAGTCAGTGGCTTTTGGTCAAAAGATTGTAGGAGGTATCAATGAAACACTTGGACTTAAAATAGATCCGGCAAAAGCTAACCTTCCTGAAGGAGATTTGATTAAAGTTACTGATTCTCCTTCGTTGAATGGTATACCGGCAGAATACAAAAATGGCAAGGTAGAAATATATATGCCTGACGTAATGAAAAACCTTAAAAAACTATCGGAGGGCGCAACTATTCTTGCTCACGAAGGTGTTGATTCAACGGTGTACAAAAAACTTGAAGGAGAGTCTATGGAAGAACTTTCTGTTAGGTATGTACGCGACATCGTAATGCACGAAGTTTCTCACGCGAGAACCATGTCTTTTGAAGATCAGACTAAAATGCAGAATCTTCAAAGCAAGATCAATGAAGCTAAGTTAGCTCAGAATAATAGTGCGATGATTGATGCCCGTAAGAATCTTCAGACGTTCATGGCTTCTCTTGAGAACAAAGCCAACACATACATGAAGGAAAATAAAACAGCTCTTGAAAAAGAGTTGTTCGGCGGTCCTAAAAAAGAAACTCAGACAGCTATCCAGCGAAAAATCTCTCAAACAACAAATAAAAAAATCCCAACTCGAGAGCCTTCTAAAATGAGTGAGAAGCAAGTGCTAACAAATAAGGTAAAAGCTCGAGCCAAGGGTGCCCGAGAAGGATTCAGTGCTGGTAAAAAAGAAGGAACAAAAATAGAAGGTGAACGTCAGCGAACGATAAAGGAAAAAACCGTTGATAAGATTAAAGACCGAAACACCACTGTTGAAGGTCGTAAGAAAGCGGCTATTGAATATGCTCAGATCCTTCCGTTCCGGGAGCGTGGAAAATTATTGAAAGCTATTAATAATTTAAAATCTGAAAAAGAATTTCTCGATATTATTGATCGTATCTCAGCCTCATCAAAGTCAACTGAACGTCGAGCTATGATTTCTGAAATTAAAGATCTTCTCAATGGAGTGAAGGTAAAAACAAGGAGTGGTTTCAAGGTTGGGAAGATGAATATCGACCAGCAGCGATTTATTGATTTGTACAATAATGAATCTAAAAAATTTGAACAGCTCGCAAAACAGCGAAGGGATGCTGGAGATAAAGATATTTCTGCTTACGAATTAGCTCAAACTGAAATTGCAAATTTAATTGCAGAAGAGAGAGCTAGCAATCCTTATGGGGAAATACCTGGAGAAATTTTAAAGAAAACTGAAATCCTTGGAATGGTTGGACTTAAAGATCAAACCCTTTCAGAGTTGAGCCAAACCTTGTCTCGTATTGAGTCTGTTATTGAAAAAGGAAAAACCCTCAGAGAACTAGATCGTTTTAATCTGGAAACAAAAAGACAGCGGAATAGAGATAAGGGCTTGGAGATTCTAACCGGTGGTAAAAAATTACCTTCAGAATCAGAAGGTATAAGAAGAGAGAAATCACTCGGCGTAATAAAAGGTGTTGTTGAAAAAATAATGTCCGGAGAAGTTTACTTAATTGAAGGTTGGGCAGAAGTCGGCGATGCTCTAAGTAAATTTGAAAAAGGAGGAGAAGTTTATGGTAGTCACATTTCAAAAATGATGCGTGAAGTAAAAAACGCTAGGTCAGACGAATATAGAGGTACGAAGAAAATGATTCAGAAAGTTGATGCCGCCATTAAAGATATCTACGGACTTAAAAATGACAAAGAAGCACAGCAACTATTTATTGAGATGTCAGTACTTGAATCTGTTGGTAAAATTCCGCTAGAAGATGGCACAATTAAAAATTTCAAACTAACAAGAGCTGAAGCTGTTAAGTACAAAATGTTATTTGAAGATCCTCGACTAGAAAAAGATTTTGACAAAGCCGGCTGGACTCCAGAAGTAAAAGAAAAAATAACATCAATCTTAACAAAAGAAGATGTCGCTATGGGTAAATGGTATATCGATGTATTTTATCGAGACTACTACGACCGATTGAACGCTGTCTATGTGAAAGATGCTGGTGTTGATATGACCTTTAGTGAATTCCATTCACCTCTTCCTAGAAATATTGAGGATATTATTCCAACCAGTGTCTTATTAGCTAGGGAATCAGCTGCTTACGCAACAGCCCGAACAGGATCCTTGAAAGAGCGTGTAGATAATAATATTGAAATCAAAGCAACTAATGTTTTTCAGGAATCCTTCGGCCACATCCTCCACAGCGAACATTACATCGCTTGGCAAGAGAGACTGAATGATCTGAGATCATTCTATGGGAATAAGGAAGTCAGACAGGCTATAAGAGAATTTCATGGTAAGTATTATCTTGATTTCATCGATGAGGCTCTTAATGATTTTGCCCGAGGGGGTGTTGCAAAAGAAAAGGTCGTTAAGTGGGTGGACACATGGAGAACCAACACCACAAAAGCTATATTGGGAGCTAACTGGAAAGTTGCTATTAAGCAGCCGGTTGGAGTTGCAAACTTCTTAATGGAATTAGATACTGTTCCTTTTGTAAAAGGGATCGCTGACTTCTGGACAGACCCAATAAATAACGTAAAATTTCTTTCTGAAAATTCAGCTTTATTCAAAGAGCGTTACGACCATGGTGGTTGGGAACGAGATATTAAAGCTGCTCAAGAAAGAGGTTATGATAAAGCATTAGCAAGTAGAGTGAATAAACTAAACTTTGATGAAGCATTATTCATCATGCTTCGTGCGGGGGATGCTTCATCGGTAATGCAGGGGATGTGGGCAGCATACAAAGATGGACTTAAAAAAGGAATGACAGAGAAGAAAGCTATTGAGTATGCTGAAGATATTGTTGAGAGAACACAAGAAACATCTGGATTGGACACTCTCTCACCGGTTCAAAGAGGTGGATCGTGGGCAAAACTGTTTACCATGTTTCAAGGTCAGCCGGTGAAGTACCTTCGGGTGATGGTTAACTCAGCCAGAAACCTGAAATATGGAAGAGGTTCAAAATCAAGAAATATAAAAAACTTCGTTGTTGCTTGGATGGTTGCTCCATTGCTTTATAATTTATTCGCTAACAATTCTTTCCTTGTTGACGATAAATACAAAAAAAGCAATAAAGAAGTGTTATTGAGATCAATTTTTGGACCAATAACATATATTCCTTTGATGGGTCAAATGGGCCAGTCTTTATTGGATAGAGCTTTTGGAGACAGGTTCAATTTCGGGGGGTCAGCAACCTTCTCATCAGTGACCGATCTCGAAAAAGCAATAGATCAATTAAGGATAGGAGACATTGTTGATGCTATAACTTATATCGTCGACGCAGCCGGTAAGTTGGTAGGAGTACCAACTGGAATTATTACTAGACCAATCCGTAATGCTGGAAAAGATGAAAATTCATCTGCCGGCGAAACGGTATCATTCTAAATTAAAATATGTTTGGACAATTAAAAGAAGTCTCAAAAACAATTATCATTAATGCCGGGCACTGGGATGACCCTCATACACCTGAAGTAGACGATCCTGGAGCTTCACACAACCACGTTACTGAACAGGTTGAGTGTGCAAAAATTAGAGACGAAGTGGTTCCGTTACTCGAGCATCGTGGCTACGTGGTCCATTCGGTCCCGGACCATTTAAACTTGAGAGAATCGATTGATTGGGCCAACGAGAAGGCTCCTAGCTTAAATGCTGGCTTGGCAATCGATATCCATCTCAACTATCTTTCAAACCCTGAAGCTAGGGGGACTGAGGCTTTCTTTGGAGTATCAAAAACTTCTGAAGAAATTGCAAAAGCACTCTCCTTAAATGTTTCTGAAAAATTACAGATTCCAAATCGAGGGGCCAAACCTGATACTCAGACTGCTGTTGGATCTCTCGGCTGGATCAGGCTAACAAGTATGTGGGCATCATTGGTTGAGGTTGGGTTTATCTCAAACCCGGAAGATATTGCTGCTATCCAAGGCGATGGTGGATACCGAAAAGCAGCTGTTGGAATTGCTGATGCTGTTGACTATCTCTTTGGGATGCAACAGTCAGCTGAGAATCCTCTTGAAGCATACACCACTATGCAGCTGATATCTGAGCTTCAGCTGCGAATCAAAAATGGTACTCTATAGAGAGTAAAAAGTTTATAAAAATTAATTAGAAAATTATGATAACTTTAGGAGCTATTACATTTGCCATCAATGTAGCAACGTCGTTACTCAAGAAGTATGTCTATCCTAGATATGGAAAATTGGGTGTGCAGGTGTTTGCCTTCACTTGTGCTGTCCTTGCTGCTATTTATGTGTCTTACAAAGATCAATTTCCAGGACTTGAGACATTCTTTCTAGCAGTACTAACCATCTTCAGTATGTCAGTAGCTTTTTATGAAGTGGTTCTACAAAACATCTCCTGGTTCAAAGTGAATACACCAGAGATCGAAAAGGCCAGAGATATTGAAAAGAAAATCTCATTGATATAATAAAAAAGCCCCGATCATTTCGGGGCTTTTTTTTATTTGTCTAGTCGTTTTCTGTTCATGGTTGTTGTTTAAGTAATAGTTTCTCCATAATATCTCTAATAACATTTACCGTTACCGCGTTTCCAAGTGTCTTGTATCGTTGTGTGTCTGATACTCCTTCAGTCCAACCATCAGAAAATCCTTGTAATCTTTCACATTCTGTTGGGGTTAGTCTCCTAATCTGTGAGTTCTGTAGAGTATGTTGCTGCATACCAGTGTCTATTGTCTGAGCTACGCCATGCCCTCCTCGCTCCTCACCTCTCTTAATTGTCTCCAATTTGCATTTTTGGCATTGTTCATAGGGAAAGTGTGATTGATAAATTTGGCTGGCGTACTTGTCGATTTCGGAGTAACCAATACAAGTAGGCCTGTTCTGTGACTCCTGAGAGTCGGGCATAATTTCTTGTAGTACCTCACTCCCGTTCCGTATGTTGGGTCGATTATCATAAGCTAATTGTATACCTTTTTCGAAGCCACCTATTCCTGAAAAAGTGGAAAGATAGGTTATTGGTTTTTTCTCCATCTTGTCTGTTAGTTGTGTCATATTATTTTTGCATTTTGTGTTCAGAGCGACTAATGATTACAAGGTTTTCAATACGATTATCGTGTATATCCCCGTTGATGTGATGAACTAATTCACTAGATATTTAGTGGGTGGGGTTAGTTTAGTAAAAATAATTTGTTTGGGTAAAATACCGTTACAAATATAAATTGTTTTGAAGCTTATTCCTCTATTTTCTTGATTTTCAAACTCTGTCCTTTTATCAGGAATTAGCATCTGTGGTTCAAGATTATTGTCCATAAACAGCTTTGGTATTCCATTGTCTCCAAAAGAATTGAGCGGTAAAAATAAAGCAAACGGCTTCCCGAAACTTATGGCTTTTTCGACATACTTGGTTTTACCTTTAAATGGAGGGTTATCCAAAATAATGTCAAAGTAAAAATCTGGTTCATAGACCAAAAAATCATCGCCCGCACCTGTTTTAGGATTATAATGTGTATTGACTACTTTGTAACCTTTCTCCCTAAGATACTCAGCAAAGTTGTGATAGTCTTCACTAAAAGGAGCCCAGATTACCTTATTTTTTGGTATATAAGGAAGAATGATATCAACCGCATATTTAGGTGTATACGCTTCTATGTTGTCTCTGTTCAGGTTTATAAAGGCTTCTGGTAATTTCGTTTTCATTTCCTCTACGCTTGGTATCTTAGTCATAGTTATTTAGTGGGTGGGGTTAGGGCTTCTTTTACGTGATTAAGTACACGATTAGTATGCTCATTTGATTCCCCTGGTCCGGATTCAGAAATTCCTTGCCCTGGCTGGATTGTTTTCCAGTAGCAAAGGTTGTCGCTCTGTACCGAAGGAATCGGCTCGTTAGCAACCTTCTGTACATCAAACACAATCAATGTCAGTGCTAGCAAAGCAAACATTGCTACAAGAACCGATAGACCTATCTGCAATAAGATTTTAGTTTTTTCGTTCATAATTATTATTTTAAGCACCCCATTTCATCGCCGGGGATATAGCGACCGCACACTTTGCAGATCTCTGGTGTTGATTCTAACGGCGTGTGTGGAAGCCCTGTTCCTTCATCTGAAGACTTGTGAGTACGCCTACCATACTCAGCGATGCAAGCTGCATCGGTGAGGCCATCGTTAGCTACTCGAGCCCGGGCGCTGCGTCTGAAATCAGCACCAGGGAAGAGACGCTTTGCGACGATCTCGGACCTTGCTTTTGTATCGTACTTTGGACTGGTCCCGGAGAATAAATTTGTCTGCCATTTTTTTGCATGTACTACCTGGTGAGGAATCTCGAGGCCAGCTAGGAGGCCGAGCCATATCCCAAAACCTTTGCCGGTTTGCAGGGTACTTGTCAGCCCCTGGCCTGGCATCGAGATCTGATTTTCAATCGTAGCGAATATTGCACTAGCTGGAAACTCTTTTAGAATTAATTTCATATCCTGAACATCGTAATCCTTGCCTCCAATGAGCGGAGTTTTATGGAGATCGAGTAGGGTCATAGGACCTTCGTTTCGGATGTATGCGAGGCCACCATCGAGCCCCGGGTCGATTCCTAAAAATACGCTCATTGTGGTTTTCTTTTATTTTCAACAACCGGCTTCTCAAACTGAGTGTGACCGCAACCGCACGAATAAATTTCAACTTCACATCCTTTAAGAATCGATTCTTGCATACCTATGAAACCAGCCGGAGTATGAAAGTGAGGACAAACTCTTTGTGGTCCGTCTCCCCCGATTGGCAGTGCAAACATTACTGGCATATTTTTTTATTCTTCATCCGGTTCTTTCACATCAATGAAATTTTTCCGGATAAACTTACGCATGATTTCTTTGTATTGATCGATAGGAACCGTATGTCCACATTGGCTGCAATTAATTCCGCGGTCGTAGCCAACACCAGTTTTTAGGAAGGGCTGGCCACAGGTAATTACTGGGCAACGATTACTCTCAAGATTTTTCAGATCTAAAACCATGCTATTTTTTAACTTCGTAGATATGTGACCCATGAGCATGTTCGACCTCATGCTGAAATATTTGGGCCATAAATCCTGACATTGTTTCTTCCTTCAACTTCATTTTTTTTCCGTCTTCAACTGGCACTTGGTAGGAAACTTCAATTGTTTCGTATCGAGTAATGTTCTTTCCGTCTCGGAAAGGAAAACTCATACAAGACTCTTTCACTGTTTTCTTTGTAGATCGATCCTTACTGATTATTTTTGGATTAACCACGACCACGATGTCACCAGGGTTAGCTTCAACAACTGAGGGGTTTACCACAAAAAAATTATAAGGATCGTTGCTGAACTGAGAATGATGAATAGCATAATGCTGACTGGAACTTTTGCCTCTAGGGTCAACATAATCCCGCAACAACTTATTCATTAGTCGAGCATCACGTGCAATCGTTTCAAACTCCAGCACTTTCCGGGAACTTTTTTTAGGTGTTTTTATCATTGGGATTATTTGGAATTAGTGCGTCGCGGATATCAATCAAAACTGAATAAATCATAGTCATTGATTCTGCAAAAGATTCTTCTTTATTGTCATTGCTAAAATTATCATTGACCGATTTCTTGATGTGGTCCTTGAATTTTTTTACTTCTGGTTTAACGTAAGACATAAATTACTCAATTAATTTTTTATAAATTTCGTAGGTCAATTCAACATCCCCAAGAGCTCGGTGTAGTGAAACTTTAGACCGATCGATCCCGAGCTCATCACAAGCGATACTCACATTGTACTTCACTCCATAAGCCTTAGTGTTGAGAACTCGGTCGGCAAATTCAGCAAATAATTCTCCTTCAGCTTGAGCCATGTTCAGCTTCTTTGCTTTATACATTGCAGCTGAATCCTGTCCTTTCAGTCGTAGTTCAGTCTCTAATGAGAAGAACATTATCTCCGGGAAAAAATCCCATGTTCGGCGAGCTTCCTTTACAAAGAATGGAATATCGAACCGGTAGCCATTGTGAGTCAGGTGGTACTCTTCTTTATTTAAGAAGTTTAAAAAATCCTGCATTACTTGAGTTGGATCTTCCCCCTCGGCATCGATCATCTCTTTGGTGATGTTTGTGATTCCAGTAATCACTTCCGGGATCTCGATGTGGTGATTTAGTAGCCAACTTTTTCTTTCAACTATTTCACCGTCTTTTACATGGACCGCTCCGATCTCAATGATGCGAGCATCCGGGTTATCAACGAAGCCGGTGGTTTCGAGGTCCCATACAATTAAGTTTTTCATAGTTAGTAATCTAATACAGCGTCAGCTGTGCTTACTTCATCTGATAATACTTGTGGAGCCGGTACTCCTTTGCTTTCAAATCTTGGCCCCGCAACCATTACCGGATCTCCCGGTTTCATAGAGAATGGACAGAATCTACATTCTGAACAGGTGTAGCACTTTTGGTGCCAGCCATGCTTCTCTTTCGCTGAGACATACTTTCCTGACTGTTGGCCGGCCCACCATAATTGGACCCAAGCTTCAACGTCTCCTTTCAATTCATCCAGTGAGGCTTGAGTGTACTCAAACAGTTCACACTTCTTGAAGTCATTGTTTGCTTTGTCAGCTGCCAATATTCGGCAACGTACATTTTCAACCGGAATCAACAATGTGTCGCTCACTAGGTCCTGGTAGAACCCGAGCTGACCTCGGTAGTGTTTGTTATAGGGCTCGATCTCAGCGATGCTTTTACACGTCTTCACGTCGGTGATGATTGCCCACAAATCCTGCGGGTGGACATCGGTTCGAATCTTTTCTTGAAGTTCTTCCAGAGTCATTTGTTCAGCTGCATAAATTGCATAGAACCGAGTGAGTGAAGGAGAAAGTTTAAGGTGATCCAACTTCCCCTTACGTGGAATATCTCCTTTATTCGTTCGAAAAATTTGCTGGCTTGTAGCTTGGTTGAATTTAAGATTCGAGAATGATGGGTGAGCCTGGATAGCCAATGCTGTCTCTTCTGAATTTTTCCAGATAGCATTGCTAACTTGGATCTTGTCTGAGAGCTCTTTAATAGCATTGAGTTTCTGCTGAATCAACACCACAGCTTCTTCCCGGCTAGCAATTCCTTTCTCGAGAGTTTTATCCGGTGCCACTTTTCCGCGGTCCTCACCCAGCTTGTCCAACTTTCTCTGAACAGCTGGAGTGATATCATCTTTACCGGCTTCAATTAATTTATTAATTTTCACATCGATCTCCTTCATCTTGTCCATCATTTTGTCATTGATCTGAGTTCTTTTTTCAGCAATTTCTTTCTGAATATCTCGTATCTCGTTCTCATGTTTGAGAGAGTCTTCCGGATTCACTTTCCGGTCGACACGGACAAAATTCGCAGGGATGAAATCCTCCGGCTCAGAAACCATTGCATCAACGAGTTTCCCATAGGTGAAGTAGTCGTGGTCCGGCTCTTCGTATGTTTTATCAACGAACAAATCTCTGTACAGCGTCTCGCACCGGCTGAATACCTTTAAGGCAGAAAATGATATACAGCGGGTGTCTTTGTAGTAATCCTCTTTGGATACTAATTCTTCAGTGGCAAGCGATTCTTTCATCATATTAGAGAGGTCGCGGCACTGCCGGGGTTGTCGCTGCGTTCGGGTCCATCGTAGCTGGAACAGTCGACGTTGGTGCTGCCTTTACTTTATTAATAATTCCACTGATCTGGTCAGCTACATCTTTTTGAGCTTGCTCAGCTAGGACTCCTGATACCTGGATTGGATCATCAGCTGACTCGCACATTGCTGTGTAGGTGGCTTCTGATTTTACCCATGATTCAGTCTGGCTGCCATAGCTCTTTAGGTTGATCGAACGTGAGTACGATCGGGTTACTTTTTCGATAATCATAATGGTATTAATTTTATTTTTTTCATACCATCTTGAGGTGGGCTAGGGCCCGGGGGCAAAATTGTCTAAAGGGTTCTTAACCGGGTCGAAACCCGAAGATCCGGTCCAACAATCTTCAGTGAACATTGGGTTGAAGCATTGTTTGCTTTAACTCTTCAACCTGCTCAGCTGTTGCAAACCCCACGCCCTAGTCCATCTCGTAAGATGGACAAAAGTGATTAATTTAGAATCCGTCTCCTGCTGGAGCGGCTGGAGCTGGTTCAGCAGCTACTGGTGCAGCTACTGGTGCAGCTACTGGTGCAGCTACTGGTGCAGCTACTGGTGCAGCTACTGGTGCAGCTACTGGTGCAGCTACTGGTGCAGCTACTGGTGCAGCTACTGGTGCACCGGTTGCTTGAGCTGGAGCTGCTTCAACTAAGTTTGCTGGTTTCACTGAATCCTTGTCGAACTCAACTTTGAAATTCATATATGGTCGACCAGCTGGAGTCTTCGGCTGTGTCTCTCCGAGACAAGTTACTCGAATCTCACAGTTTTTAGGGATGTCGTTGAATTTGCCATCAAGCAAACCACTTCCCCAAAAAGCATACTTTTCACCATTAGCGAGAAGTATCTCATATACGGTTGAATCGTTTTTACCAACTCCCTCACGTTTTGCAACGTAGAATCCTTGTACAACAGTTCCAATAAAAACGGTCTTCTCAGCTTGGACAGCATCCTTTGGAGTTTCAGTCCATCGGAGCATTTTTCCAAACTCTTCTGTTGCTTCTGTCATTGACATAATATTTTTGAATTATTGATTTTGTATTTTAAGTAATTGTGTATTTCGTATCTCTTTTAAATTTAAAAGATTTACCTATGCAGCAGGTGCTTCTTCAGCAGCAGGTGCTTCTTCAGCTGGTACTTCAGCTTCAGGGGTAGTATCCGGAGTAGCTTCAGGAGTTACCTCAACTGGAGTAGCCTCTGGAGTAGTTTCATTTTCTGACATGATCTTTAATGTAGTTAGTAGTGTGTAAAATTTTCGACCAATCAGCTCAATGTGGGCTGAGTACTGGAAGTGGTGAGTGCGTACAACGTAGAGCTTACTTTTCGAACTGTAGCCTCAATTCGTAAGAAAATGTGATTTGTGCACTACCTCTTCCAGTACCCAACCGGCATTACTGCAACGGCTTGAGGATTTTTATCGATCTTCGTCGATAAGACTCTCTCTCCAGATATCCTAATGCGCAAAGATCTTCGATTATCCGGTAAGTGTGTCGAAGAGTTATTTTGATACTTTTAGAAATTTCATCAATTTCCGGAGAGATTATATTTTTAGAAATATACTTTTCAACGAACCGGTACGCCTTGATGTGTGCTGGCTGAAGAATTATTTTTTCCTTTGCTTTTTTCATATTTGTTATTGTAGACATAAGTCAGTTTTGAGTCAATTACTTTTTAGGGGATAACTTTTAAGAGTTCATTATGGAGAGGAACTTCTTCAACTTCCTGGAGTCGAATATGTACTGGTCATAAACAAACCAGAGAGTGCCGTGGGTCTTTCCTTTTGCAGTTCTCATCAGCCGGCCCCGGATCTGATGGATTAATAATTCATTGTTGTAAATCGGCGAAATCAACACAATGTCATCCAGGTCAGAAATGGAAACTCCGGTCGAAACGCATCCAACGGTAGCGAATATGACCTTAGAGTCACCGTGTTTCATGTCCTGGTAGCTCTCTACGGCTCCTTTTGAGTCTTTTCCAGTTATTACACCAGATTCAATGCTAAATCGCTCCTGGAGCCGTTCCTGGAGTTCCAGGCAGGGTGCTACATACCTGGATAAAACGATTGTTTTGCCCCCTTGGTCGTACAGCCGTTTCACCTGGTCCAAAATCATGTCGTTCCGGACTGGATCGTGAGCAATAGTTTGTTCCTGGAGGTGCCGGGCTTTCATGGTTGGGTTTTTATCTCCCTGGTCAGTGAGAGCTGTTACAACGTGGTCCCAATCGAACCGAGTTTCGCTTTCAATGACCTTTGGAATTACCGGTACTACTCGCCCGGCTTCGAGCAGGATATCTTTACCAATCGTGTAAACGACTTGGCCGAATGTTGAGTATATAAGGAACTCCTTTTGATCTTTTCGTTTAAGAGTTCCGCTAAGGCCGAATCGAGATCTCGAATTAATCGAGTTAATAAGATGCGATATTGTTTTCGCTGGGCAGAGGTGGCACTCATCAAGGACAACCATTCCGAACTCTTCGCGTATTGCTGGTAGGTGTTTTGTGAGAGACTTGTCAATGCCAATTGTAATGTCACCAATTGTATATTTTCCATTTCCGATAATTCCTGGCTGAATTTTGTTTCCTTTTTCATCACGAATATATTTATCGATGTCTTCTAAAAATTGCTCCATCAAAACTTTTCTATGTACGATGATTAGAGCTTTCTGACCAACCTCAACTATTCCTTTAAGAATGATGAGGGACTTCCCGGCTGAAGTAACCGCGTGAACGATTCCCTGCCGGTATTGCTTCATCGCGGCCACAGCACCTCCCTGGTGTTGATCTAGCTCAAAATCATTGTTGATATATTGCAGATTGATCGGGTGGTCCGGGTGATCGAACTCCGGCTGATATGGAGTAATGAAGTGAGGTTTAATTTTCAAAACCTCACCTCGGGGGATCTCCAGGACTCGATCTTTGATTTCGTAGGTTTTTATTTCCTTCGGTACACCATACACTGATATACCCATGTTCATCTTTTGGAAGTAATCGGGATTCCGGTACGTCAATTCAGCCAGAACCGTATCGGCTATCTGTTCCTGATCTAAGTTGATGTAAATTTTATCGCTTACTTTCATGTTTCTTTCTTATAAATCCAAGTGGATCTTTTCGATATTCGATTATTTCCAGCTCTTCTTGAGTCGGAGGCTTTGGTGGCTCTATAGTTGGATTGAAGAGTTCATCCATTTGTTTCACGACATCTTTGTAGTAGTCGGCTCCGGAGTCCCGGTCGACCATGTACTTATTGACCGTCGGCCATACGTTCACTAACAAACCACTGTCTTGTTTTCTGATATGAAGGTGCCAAGGAGATTTAATAGTTACTTTATAACCAGCACGCAGAAGATTGTTGCGTTCGTAGTATGTTGCTGCCGGAAGTTTTGGGTCTCCACTATTGCTATTTCCTATTTCTTGAAAACTCATACAAAAATTTTATTAGCCAGATGAGGATCTCTCCAGTAATTTTTAAATACCGCTTTGTATCCAGTCCCGGAAACAAAACGAGCTGTCTTTTTTGTATCCATCGGAACTCCAATATATTTCATCATAAAAAGTACAACATCTTCTCCTGCTGCGTTGGTAGCTCTCCAAGTTGGGTCAAAAGCGTGTTCACCATCAGTCAGCCAAGCATGGTAAATCCATTCCTGTCGTAACGGAGAAAAAACATAACCTTCAACGTAGGTATACTTTTCATTTTTAGCCGCCTGGAGTAAACAGTGATCGAAGCAGTCACCAAGTTTTCCTCTTTCGATGTCTTCAGGAAGGGTAGCTGGTTTGTAGATAACCGCTCTGTTTGCCATTATTTTTGTTGCAAAACTATTCATTCCAGATAGTATATCAGATGTCATTTTTATGTCAACTTAGTTATAAGCTGCCGGGGGATTCGAACCGCCGGCTTGAACCATTCAGCTTAACCAGCTGGTGTTGCTGGTGTAGTAGGAGCTGTTGCTGTTGCAACGGCTGCTTCAGGAGTAGTTACAGGAACCACTTCTGGGGAAGGAGCGACTGAATCTGCTGGAGCTGGTGAAGCATCAGCGACTTCTTCGCCAACTTCTTCAGTGTCCAATTCAGCGAGTTGCGCTTGGAGCTGAGCTCGGCGTTCTTCGATAGTTGGTTCAGGTAGATCTGGTTCAACATCGAAAGGTTCCTCGATCTTGTCTTCCAACTTAGCAGCTGCTACTGACCTCTGAGCGATGAGGAAATCATCACCAACGAGCTTAGTGCGCTGACTTTGAAGATCCATAATGTAGTTGAAGGCTCCAACTACAATCTTGACGTGCACAGCCTCTTTGCCATTGAAATGGTTGTTGAGGAATTTGTGCAAGTCTCGGCCGAGCGCCTGGATCTGTACCTTGTCATCTTTGGTGACAGGCCAGTTGTCCTGTGGATTTTCTTGGGGTCTTCGGTTTTGTGGGGGCATGATAAATATGAATTAATTCGTGAATAATTTTTACTCCTTCCAAGTCAGTGCTTTGACAGCTCTCATCTGTGCATCTTCCAGCATTGTGATTGCTGTTGAAGCGTGCCGGGCCATTCCGGAAGTACACCCTTCTTCATTCCGGAGGTCGTGCATCTGGTCAATCAATTCAGCAAAAATACATTTGCATTTGTTGACTGACTCCATTCCACCCGGGTTGAAAGTAATACCTACAGCTTTTTCACCAAACGATAGTTCTCGAGTTGGAGCTGCTCCGGCATTAGTTGTTTCTTCATTCATAATGAATTTAAGTATTACTTCTTCTTTTTGATAACTTTGGTTGCAGCCTTCTTTTTAGCTGCCATTGTTTTTGCTCGCTTCGCGTTCGTCGCAGCCTTCTTGTCTTCAGCGGCTTGCTTTTGAGCTTTAGCAACTCGAGCCAGCCCACCTTTGCGAGCCATCTCTGATAGTTGAGCTTTGGTCATTGCTGCAAAGCCAACTTTCTTAGGGGCAGCTTTTTTCTTAGTAGCCATATACTTCGTAGATTTTCTTATCTGTCTATTAAATTTGTTTCGACCTTTGAATAAAGTACCGGTTCCGGCTGGCAAGGATTTGAATGAGATGCGGGTGTCGCCCCGTGATAACTTAATAACTTATGTGCGTTTTGTTGTACTCGTATAGTCACCTTGCAGTACCAGTGTGAGGTTGCGTATTTTTTATACTGGTGTTTTGGCTAACTTCGTAGGGTGGAAACTTTTTCATAACTGTGTTTCCGTTATGCGCCCCGATAGCCTCCTACATACACTTTACCTATTCCGCCACAGCCGGAACCGGCACTTTATCCCATTGGAGCTTTCGCTGCTCCTTCCCCGGCTCGATCCAGGCTTGCCAGCTAGAATCGAGAACCGCGGGGAAGGAACAGCCAAGTTCCTAGTACTCTTCTCGAGCACTCAGCTGTTCATGTTCGTATTGAATAATTTCAGCTTCCTTAAATCGACTACCGGTTGCCTCAGTAAAACGATCAACGTCTGGCCGGTGCTCCAGCTGACCGTCTTTTACTTCACCCAACATACCCTCTTCAACATCTTCTTGAGTCAACACCACTTCGTCGAAACGAAGTTCGGTATTGTCGAATCCATCATCGATAAGATCTTCATCTCGAGATAGTTCGTCATCATCTTCTTCCGGCTCACTCACCGGGTCAGCTTCAACCGTTACTCCTTCGATGCTTTTGTCTTCGTTCCTGGCTGCAAACTTTGATCGAGTCTCAGCCGGAACATCTTTTCTCATTACAAGTGGTCCGATGTACCATATCTGAGCGACTCCTACGCGCCAGGTGACAAACTCCCAATGGTTTTTGTAGTATCGCAAGTTCTTCACAATGATACTGAAGATGTATCGGGACTCGATCTTGGTGGTGTAATCCTTCTCTTCCCGGAACAGCCGGTAAAGGTCATAGAGATCTCCAAGCGACATTTTTTTATCTTCAGAAATTTTTCGCATCGACTTTTCTCCGAGGGGCATCCCTGGTGTTGGTTCAAAACTTTGAGGTAGAAAGAATTTTGTCGGCATAAACGTTACCGCTAGAAATTCCAACACAATCGATGCGTCGTAGATGTGTGAGCGTTTTGATTCTGGTATTCCAGCCAGTCGCTCTTTTACTTTTTCTTTATCTATTTTCATGGTCGTATAAATTTAATTTTTAAATACCGTGGCTCAATCATTACTTCGTAATCGTCTCCTTCCAACTGGACCACCACCTTGTCTTCGATGTACCTCGTCACTACCCCGGCTCTTGGAGGTATTGTAGTGTCCGGTCCCCAGTCATCGACATCAGTTGGAGGGGGAGGAACATAAAACTCAACGTGGTAGCCGACCTTGAAAAACTGAGGGTCCATCCGGTCGAGTTCTTTTAGTGGGTAGAATACTGAAGCTCTCATTTCAGCCAGCTCTTTTCTGATCCGGTTCAGCTTAGTTGGGAGTATCTCTTTTTTTGCCTCATGCTTTTGCAGCATCAACTCTGTGCGTTGAATAGCTTTTACCAAAGCATCCGTTGTTAATTGTCCGTAAGGGTTATACATATTGATCTGGATAAATTACTTTTGCTCCACCGAGGGACGCTTCTTTTCGAAGGCCAAAAATAGTCTTCTTACCATCGATCAATCTAATCGATAGATTAAAACCGTCGACTCGGTTGTGTACCACTTCCCGGCTGAAGTTTGCCATAGCTTTCGGCTTATAGCCATGGTCCAAGCAGTAGCCACGGTACTGAGAATAGAGGTCACTCACGGTGAGACTATACTTACTCTCGTCACCGGCTGGAGGTGCCAGGTAGTAAGAATGGATAAACTCGACCACCGGAGAGTTGTCGCTCTTGAATGAGCGCATCACTTCAAAGTTTCGCTCCGTCTCGTTGAACCGACCATCGGCGCGTAACATCTTGAGTCCTTCAACTGCCCAGTTAAGAATCCCTGGCAACTCATCTGTGAGCTTTTGCTCCAGCTGGAGGTCCGGCTTGGCTTCGAAGGAACGATCGAACGGCACAATCGTGAATCGTCGATAGAGTCCTGGCGTTGTGTCATTAATCTTTGGTAGTTCGTTGACTGAGAAAATTAATTTCACGGTCGGAGTGAACTCCAGCGGCTCCGGCCGGTACTTCACTTCAGCTGATATTCTTTCACCAGAGATCAATCCCTTAATGACGTTCGACTCAAAATAATTCCCGGAGATCTCATCAATAAAGTTTACTTTTTTACCGATAAGCCCGGTTAATCCGAACTGCCTGGTGATGGTTGAGAGGTTGAGTGTTGATACAGAATCTCGGCCAACAATTTTCCCGAGCATCCGAGTGAACATAGATTTACCGTTTGCTCCCATTCCAAAGAAAATAAACGCCTTGGCAAAATTAGTATCAGTTGTCAGTGAGTAGCCGGCTATCTGCTGGAGCAATTTTGCTTGTTCAGGATCATCACTGGTGACTTCTTGGATAAATTGCAGCCAGCGTGGACACCTCGCCTCATGGTTAAACATCACTGGAATCTGCGAAGTGGAGAGGTAATTCGGTGTGTGAGCCGTTAGCTGGTATGTAGTGATATCGAGTAGCCCATTTTTAAAGTTGATGATGTTCGGGTTCGGGTTCTCATCCTCTTGCTTAAAGGTTCGGCCATCGAGTGATTTGAAAGTGGCAATCTTATCGTTAGCCTTCGAGGTGGTTCGGTAGTTAGTAAGCCCATCCTTGAGCATCTCCCGAAAGAGCATCGATCGAACCTCTTCAGCCTGGAGTGATTTGTATACCCCATCATAGTACTCATAAAAATCTCCCCGGTCTTTGTATTTCAGTGTCGGGTACCGGTCAGCAATCACGTACTCATACGTGGCATATTTTTCCTTCTGCTGGTTGTTACTGGTAGCCCTCTCTTCTTTAGTCGACTTCGATAACACTTTACTAGTGACTTCGGATAGTTTCACCCGCTCATCTTGAGTCACTACAGCTTGCATCACTTCATTGTTGTATCCAAAATCATAATTATGATCGAACGCGCTGCGAACTGTCTTCCGGACCTCCCGGAGAGAGAGTCCTTGATAGTCAGTGAAATGTGAAAATGTTTGCTCGAGTCCCCAGCCGGCTTCTTTTGCAGCGTGAGCCGCAACCAGTAGAGCTTTGTTTCTCATTCCCTCTGGGACCGGTGCATTATTAAAAAGTGCTTTGTAAGAATCGCGCTCTAATTTTGGGTACTCCTTTTCGATCCCCTGTTTCACTTCATCATTGATAGCGTTCTCACTAGCAGCCAGTGCCCAACCTTGAGCTGCTGGTTGTTTTAGAAAAGCCTCACGCACTTCTTCAAACGTGTAAATACACTCATCTGGTGAGGCATGAGTAATTTTTATTGTAAAAGGATCATTAGGATCCTTTTGATGAAGGCTTCCAGGAATACGCAACACTCGAGCTGCATCCTTAGCTCCCGGGTCCCCATCGAACCGGGCTAAAATAGCTTCCTCAACTTGTCGGTACTGTAGCTTTAGTTCTTCCCGCTGATTTTCATTAAGCTCATTGAGCATCACTGGTGCTTCGAGTATCCAGTACACGTGGAATCCATTTTTAGTTTCGATAACGTAAGTAGGAATCGGCAACTCATCTTCCATCATTTCCATTAAAAGCTCTTGCTTATATTGCTTCACTGCTTCGGGGGTCCGGTTGATCTTGTCCGGGTAATCAATGTCAGCAAAAAAAGCATTGATGTTTGTCAGTGTGTCATTAGTTCGACGGCCTCCAGTGAAACCGTTGACTGTAAAAAAAATTCCGTATCCCTGCTGCTGGCGATCTAACTGGAGTACCTCACTATGAATAATTGGTGAAGAATCGTTTGAATCGTGGATGTAGCAGTAAAGTGTATTCTTAAAAAACGATAGGAATTTATTCTGTTTAGAATCTAATTTTAATTTTATGGTGGCAAGCATATTAGTTTTGGCAAGACTTAAATAATTTATTGACAGGGAAGGCCCCTACCATCGGTGAAGAGGATTCGAACCTCATCCGACCCCTGGGAGCGCTCTACCAACTGAGCTACAGAACCCGCTTAATGCAGCCACTGGTGGGACTCGAACCCACGCCATCTCTCCCCCGTCAATAAACTATGATGAACTCATCTCAGCATTGTACACACGTGTCAGTCTTACGACAAATTTTGTATAGTGGATAACTTTCCTACCTGGCTACGGACCCTGAAATACTTATCGTTTTCAAGCTCTCCCTTTTTTAAAATTTTGTAGTGAACCTGGCAAACCATTACTTCGGCTCGGAGATCATTTTCACTAATCGCTGGTTTTTGACATACAGTGCATCTTGACATCCAAAAATTATAGCACAACAGAAAAACCGGCAACTCATGTGAGTGCCGGCTTTACCGAGATAAAGGATCACCTCCTTCCTAGGTTGAGGAGTCTTCGAAACCATAAACTTTTTTCCGGTGACTCATTTTCGCCAAAGTCGAACGAAAACTGTTCGGCTCTTCTGAATCGTTCGTCGAAAGGAAGTGTTAGCTGGTTGTCGAAATTTGACTCTTTTGTCTCGAGGTCTTCGTAGTCTTTCCACATCATCGCTCCTTTCTGTGTGCTGGTCTAACTTTATTCTAACATTGTAACTTTAACAGTACGTCGGCCCCACTGCATAGCCTCAGTTTTTGTTTCAACCCAAATGTCGAAGTAATCACCACCAGCGTAGCGAGGATTCATGCGGTCATCGCACGTAAACTCATCTGTGCCAATAATAACCTTAGTCCCGAAAGCGTAGCGCGTCGGGCACGCGATCGATCCTGGTCCTGGCTTAGTTCCCATTGCATTAATGTTTGGAGTCGAGTCAGTCTCATCTGCGCTCGAGGTATAGGCCGAAACTTCTGCAATCATTTTCTCATGCGGGAGTATTTTAGATACAACAGCTAGAGTTTCAACTGGTGGTAGTGGTGTCGGAGTGATCCTCTGGACGTGGTGCACTTTCTCCGGGGCTTCGTAGTAGGTGACACTTGAGGCATTAGCTATGTTGAAAACTAAAAAAAACAAAAAAGCACTAGCGAGATATTTTGAGAGCGTCCGCTCCTCTGTGGTGTGTGCGACAAAGCCATACAACCACCAGCGGTTTACGGTAATCTGGGTGATGGGCTTCGACTTTTTTCTCTCCACATTTTTGGCAAGGTTTCCTATTAATCCTACCGGCACGCAACTCATTTGCGACCTTTGTCCTGGCTCGGTGTTTACCGGGGTATTTTTTTCTGTATTCACGCATCCATTTTGTATGTCGCTCGATTGTCTCTGGTTTTTTATGGCGTAGTCTATCCCTCTCGCGTATTTTGTTGCCGGCTTCAGGCTCTTTTCTCCTTTCTTTTTCTCTACGCTTGCAACACTTTTTACATTTTGTGTCTCTTCCGTCTTTTGTTTTTGGGTGGGCATAAAATAAATTCTTATTTTTTAACTGCTTGCACTTAATACATTTCTTTTTCATGTGTACCATTCTATCACATCATCAGATCAAAACGGCAACTCATCTTGAAATTTTAATGGTCCAATAAAGTATGCGCGGCCACTGCCTCGCATCGTTTTGTTTGGGATCTTGATCCCGCATCCGTAACAGGTCCAGCGGCTCGCGTGTTTAAATTCCTCGAGCAGCTGGCGGCATCGTGGGCATTGTTTAGATTGTAACAGCTGCCACTCATGCGGCAATCCAAAAGGCCCGATTAATTCCGGGCCTCCTGGATCTACTGGTGTTGATTCTTTAAATGCCATAACTTAGGGTACTAGCAGCCGGGCCAACGCCTCAATTACTGAGCCGGCCACAACGAGCGCTGCAATACAGAAAACTAATTGATACATTTCTTTTTTGATCTGCCTCCATTGCCGATAGTTTAAAAGCTTAGATGTGTATATTTTTTTACTCATAGACTCGCACAAGCTCTTAGATTCTCGGCTAGATCGTGGCCGTGCCGGGTAGCTTGGTAGGCACTGGCCTCGCACCCTCTTTTTGCGTCTGAGTCCGGTGCATCGCTCGCGGCTGCTAGCAGCACGATCGATCCCGAAACTATAGCCGATACAACAGCTGCAATTATAATTTTTCTCATAATTCTCGCACGATTATATTTTCTGCTTTTAAGTAGTCGTGTACTTTCATTCTAGCACTGTTACGGGTCCAGGCTCGCACTTTTACGCGCAAGCCGGGACCATCATCATAATTATACGGCGTGCACTCGTACCAGCGCGGCCAGAATAATTTTATAATTTTGTTAAGCATTTTTTAGTTGATTAATTTATAAAGCCCTCCATCCGGCTCACTGATTCGCACGAGTGAATCACGGCCCGCGCTCCTGTACGCGGTCAATGAGCCGGGGCAAAGTTTTATCTATTAAGTGGCATTATTATTGCTCTAGCTTTTTGTATGTCTTGGTGTCCTTTGTTAGTTGTCTCAGCTGTCACTAGTACCGGGCTCCCTGGTGTTGTCGGTACTGATATCTCAACGGCTTTAAAAGCGTTGAGATTTTTAAGTACTGAAAACACTTGCTCCAGGTACTCACCATTTAATTTTATAGTGCTGTATCTCTCCGGGTCGTCTTTTTTGTCAAAGTGAGATTTTAAAACTTGGTCCACATCGGGATAATTATCATCTGGCCATGGTTTCACCGGGATATCATCCTCGGCCATGGTTTCATTTTTCTTAATCTTCACAGATTTTATTAAGTCGGCCGGGTAGAGTCTTGGCGGGTGTGCTTCACCGGTTGCGCTCATTTCAATAAGTCGGAAGCTGTCAGTAGCTATTGACCTATCACCATACAGCGCCACCATTCTAAACTCTGGTTTAATACAGTGCTTGCTGGTCGCTTTATGGATAGCAAAATTATTTTTGTTGTACATAGTGATTCAATATTTTATCTTATGCGCTCTTGAGCGCGTTGGTAATATCTTCGTCGGTATAGCCTTCTTCATTCTCAGCGTAGGGGTCAACGAAAAACTCGCCACCTTTTTGCTCAGCTACGTGGTCCACCAGCTTAATGCTGTCACCATACATAAATTCGCAATCTTTTACCCTATGCCCTTGCTCGTTGATAAATTCTTCCACGTCTTCAATTTGCTGGTCGGCTTCAATTGCGTACTTATGTACTTGAGCAGTTGAAAAGTCGAGCACGTACAGTGTTGAGAGTTCCATATTTATTTATTGCTATAGATGTCGGTATTCTCGGCAAGGTCGAGAGTACCAAATTTTTTATAATCTTCTGGGGTTGCGTATACTCCGAGTTCAATTTTTGTATACACGTCTCGGTCCATCCAGTAAGCGAATTCCTTCGATTCGTCGGCCTGGTCGCGGAATATCACTTTTGTACGTGATACGCCACAACCTGAATGCCACAACGCAGAAACGCGAACCATGACAGAATTTTTTTTATATTTAGTATCCATAGGTCATTAAATATTGATGGTCGGTGTACATCGCTCCGAGTAGGAAAAATGTAACAACGGCTCCGATTAATAATGGTTTGATGATTGCCCAACGTCGAGCGCGTGCCCGGTATCGAGCTGTTGCCAGCGGTCCCCGCATGTAGCTATTGTGATTCATAGTTGATATTGATTTATCAGTCGGCCGGCTCTAAGTGGTCGGCCTGACTTACTAGCTATTGTATACGAATGTCATGTATATGTCAACATTATAAGAGCACTTTATTGATGCGATTCCGGGGCCTGATACATAGCTTTTTTAGATATCAATCAATATGTGGGGATAACTTTTATAGCGATGTCAACATTTTGTCACTGATTAAGGTACCTCGAGCCGTAACTATTACAAGCCAGCCGGCCACCGGTCCAGGAGCCTCGAGCCTCGAGCCTGGTGCCGTGGAGTGGTGTTGGTTCAGTTGTTATTGTCGGCCGGTAGGCTGTTGGCTTGGGGCTTGGTGGCTTGTAATAGATTGCTTGAGACGTGCAAAGGAATAAGAGACAAGTATTTATATAGGTATTATGCTGTTTTGTAATAGATTGCTTGAGAGACAAAAAAGAATAAGAGACAAGTATTTATATAGGTTTTTTAGTGTTTTGTAATAATTAAAGTATATATTTTCTATATAAAGTGGTCTATATAAAAAAGAGTATAAAAAGGTATATATTATACAATTATTTATATATACGTCAATAGATTATATTTAGAGCCGTTTTTGTATGTTTATTATAAGAAAAGTTTTTTATTTTTAAAATGTGCTTTTATTCTTACAAATTGAGTATATTAGTATATAAAGCCTTGTTTATTATTCTTTTTTGAGTAAAAAGGAATCTATTACAAAACAGCATAATACCTATATAAACACTTGTTTGCTATTGCTTGTTTAAAAACTTGTATTTTATTGATTAAATAGGAATCTTTTACAAGTTGCTCGCAAGCGCGATAAAAAGCTGGAGTTGTCAAGGGGTCATGAAACACTAACAAAGTGCTCCTTTTACCTTTTCAACGGTTTGAACGGTCTGGAATCTATTACAAGGTGACACTCTATTACCTTTTAACTATTACAAGGTGCTTAGAATCGATTGTGTGACCTCGATTTCAAGGGCAATAGCTCATATTGTGCCGATTGTGGGTTGATGATGAGGGGACCAGCTCACCGGCTACGCTCTTAGTGGCCATGTCAAAAGGAATAACACACGTGTAAGGGTGACTATACTCTTGCGTGCGCGGTATAATACTGGTATGACTGGCATCAATTCTAAAAATCAAATGATAGCCCCCCGGCAGACCCCCGGCTCCCTTTTCTCGGATCGTGGCCGTTCCCCTTTGGGAGCCCATATTAAAAATGCTACCAAAAACCACCCGACGATTGCCGAATCTATTACAAGCTCAGCTGAAACAGCTAACGAGTTCAACGTAGAACAGGCACCGGCTGCTCAAATTCAGCCGGCACCCAAAAACCATTCCGACGTTTTGACAGTTGAAACAGTCCAGCCGGGCCAGTATCACCCCGGCTACTGTGAGCAAATGATTGAGTACTTCGATCGACCAAAGATGAAGGAAATCATCGACTCATATACCTGGAAGTCCGGAGCCGTTAGTGAAAAAAGTCGCTTTGTTCCAAACACCCCGCCTCACTTTTCAGAGTTTGCGCGGTCCATTGGTGTTACCACCCGGACCTTAAATAAATGGGCTCGAGAAAATCCAGAGTTCCGCAACGCGCATCAAATTTGCCAGGAGATCCTGGAGGAATTTCTTATCGACAATGGTTTGGTTGGTGCCTACGGTGCAATTGCGATGAAGTTCGTCGCGGTCAATCGATCAAAGATGAAGGATAAGCAGGTCCACGAAAATCAGACTATCGATTTGAACCAGGTGCTTGATGCTATCGCTGACGGTAAGGTTCGGCCTGGTGGGCAGATGGAACTTCCTGGCGAAGAGGAATATTAATAATATGGAATCACTAAAACGACAAAATCATGCAAACTTTTTTACTTCGGCTCAGGCTACACCTGGCTTTACTGGTGTTGATTCTGCACAACCGGTACAGCACCAGCCGGCGCAAGATGACAGTGAAATTTCTCGAGAAGAATCCCGGGGAGCAGAACGAGTTACTGAAAGCGTACCTTCCGCAGTTATTGCTAGTGGGCCTAGCGCTACTACTCGTACTGCTGACACCCCTGACAATGTTGTAGCAAGTGATTTTAGTACCTACGTTGTACCGATTGCTTCGACGGACTATGAAGGGCTTGAAAAATTGGATGCGAGGTTGGCTGACCGGATTTGGCGGCTGAATAATTTATATTGGGTAGTGGATGAGGATGGTAATTTGATGAAGTTTAAATTGCGACCGGCTCAGATATACCTGATGGAGAATATGCACTATAAAAATATTGT